TTAAATAAAACTGTCGTCATCATTACTGTAATCGTCATCATTAACGTCGTTCAGCCAGTCGTCGTTATTATTGCCGAGCGGATCGTTCTGGTTGAGAAAACGGGTGTCGGAGACATGGTTTACGTCGCCGTATTGATTACCGACAAACGGCTCACCACCGACGGGCATTGTCGGTTCTTCGATGATGTTCACGATCTCTTCCGGCCGCGACTGATGGAACATGCTGGTCAGCATTTCGGCCAGCGCGACGCCACCGGCCACGCCAGCGGCGGTCTGGAGCGCGCCAGCCATAAAACCGCCGCCGCGAGGAGCCGGGGCTGGCGCCCGCGAGTAATCCGGTGCCGGAGGCTGTTGCGGCTGAGCATTCCAGCTGTTGTTTGGCTGCGGGTTGCTTTTCCCGCCACCAAACAGGCCTCCGAGGAAACTGCCGCCCGTCGAGGGTTTGCTTTTTTCCGCCGCTAATTCGCTTTCAAGCTCCTGAACCCGGGCCTGCAGCCGTTTCAGCGCCGCTTCCTGAATCAAGATCGATTGCGCCATATAGTAGGGGGCCGCAGGCTGCTGTTTGACAAACTCAGCGATCTGACGCTCTGCATCTGCATCCCGTTGGCTGTTTTGCTGTCCGGCCTGTTTCAGACGATCGAAAAGGCCGTTGATAAGCTGCTGTTCTTCATATTGCATGACAATAACCTTCCGCTCTCCAGGGTGGATATCATCTAGTTTATCAGCGGCGATAACCTGTGTCTGGCGAGTGAAATGTTTGTTTAAGAATGGTTGCAAGTTAGCGGAAACTCGCTCTGCTTTCGGGGCGAAAAAACTCAAATTGCAGGCACAAAAAAACCACCTTTCGGTGGTTTCACGACACTGCTTATTGCTTTGATTATTCTTTGTTTCCCATGGTAGCCGGAGTGGGACTTGAACCCACACAGCGCGAACGCCGAGGGATTTTAAATCACGCGTGTTATCTAATATAATTAGATACATACGTGTATTTTTCGCCATTAATTCATAATTTTCAGATCAAAATAATCAACAGCTTAGCGTTATAAAAAAGTCACAATGGCGAAAGTTTTTCGTACCGTGAACCGACATTGGCTGAAGGGAGAATGGTGGTTAAACCAATCCTTAAATTGCCGGACAATCATCGTTGCCTACCCGGTTAAGACTATGCGTCAGCACGCCAAAAACCTCAACATCATCCAGCGCGTCGCCTTCTATCGCTTCACCATCTTCAGTTACTAATGCCGATCCGTATAGCTTTGCAAACTCGTTCCTGCTATCCATTCTTATCAGTAGCGTATCCCCCTGCTCTGGCCTCATAGCAACGTTGATGACAGCCCAACCACATGACGTTTCTATTACCCTGCAGTTCCCATCAATGCCGCATAAAAGATCTATGGTTAACCGCTGTTCCTGATAATCCATAGCAGGTGAAGGAAAGCCCATCAGAAAACCCTCCCCATGTTACGCAAGACCCAGTATCGGTTCTCGCTGCCGTTTGTTGTCTTATCGGCGAAGTCAGGCTGGTACCGCTTAATCCATGAATTTGCATCTGCCTGGCTGAAATGCCAGTGCCTCTCCTGCAGTTCAGCGATGAATTTGTCTGTATGCAGGCAGAGATAGCCCTTCGGGTTTTGCTGTATGGCCGCAATAAAAGCAGCACGAATATCCGGTTGACGAAGCATGAACGTACCCTCATTCGCCTGTTGACTGTATACATATACAGTAGTATTTTTAGGTTCACAGATCAAGTCAGCACGAGGATGGAGAGTAATGTTCGTTGAGCTGGTTTATGACAAGCGAAATGTAGAGGGGCTCGAAGGGGCCAGAGAAATTATTCTGGCCGAGCTGACGAAGCGGGTGCACCAGATTTTCCCTGATGCCGAAGTGAAAGTGAAGCCGATGCAGGCAAACGGCCTGAATAGCGATGCCAGCAAAAGCGATCGCGAAAAACTGAACCGCATGCTGGAGGAAATGTTCGAAGAATCCGATATGTGGTTGGTTTCAGAGTTCCCGACTGTTCGCCAGGTTGGCCTGTAAATCTTGTTCGGATAATATTCCCGATGTTTGCTCGGGCATGAACACTCAGCAAACCAGCCGTCGCCCGTTCTTGCATATGACGGGCGGCGGCTTTCTTCACGAAGCTGGCTCCTGAGGCTCTTTTTCCATCGCCTCTTTATGGCGTTGATTCCAGGCGCTGTTTTCTGGCATTTCTAGACGCAGATCTATCCAGCGTCCAGACGGAATATCCATAGGCTCACCTGCGACTATCATTGCACTATCAATATCGAAACGACGTTTGAAGACGTGAACTGTGACTGTTCCATTTTCTGATGTTTCCGTGGTGACAAAACACAAACGATTCCCGTTTTCATCCTGTGGAACTTCCAGTGTCCATCCTTCGCTACACAGTCCTTTTGCTCCGCGAACCTCATAGACTCCTGTCGATAGCTTTTCAGCTGTCACCCCTTCAGCTTCACAGTTCGTACCCGCATATCCTGACAGCTGAAAATCCTCCAGAAAACTTGCTGGCATAATTTCAGGATTGTCTGAAAGCCTGGCTATGGGAGAGGCTTTCTTAATGAAACCATTCGAATCTACTGTCGTTGTAAGATTATCAAGTAGAAGCCTTGTTGTAGTTACCCCAGCAGTACCATACCCAGACATAATACGAATACCACGAGTGAAATAATGAACACTCATCAGAAACCAGGTGTCATTTGCTCCTACCCATAAAGTTGGAGCAGACTGTGGAATTTCATAAAATTCCCCTGTCATTAGCCCACTATTTTGAATTGTGGCCAGACTAAAACCGCGCATTTTCGCAACTACATTATCTATAACCGTTTCATTTGTAGCGTTGTATTCTGCAATAGGGAACCCGTTTTTAAGTCCAATTCCAGCACGGGCACCCGCTGCCGTTGTTTCCCCGGTACCGCCCTGCTCAATCGGGAGAGCACCATTGGTACCTTTCTGTGCCAGTTTACCGATGCCAGGAATGGTTATGGTGGTTCCGTTGATGGTAACGGTGATGGTCTGGTTTGCTGATGTAGTGGCGAACGTCTCCCACGCGCCAATGTTCTCGTCATATTCTTTGATGAGCTGAGACATAGCCTGTGCCAGCCCGTCTACAGAGATATTGTCGGACACCAGGATTCCATACTTCTGGCCGCTTAACGCCGGTGATGCAGCTGGCGTAACCGTCATGGAAGTTGCGCTGTTCACGGATGAAATCTGGAACAGTTGCACCGGATTAGACATCACGATAATTGTCTGGCCAGCGCGAACCTGGCTGGCTGGCGCCGTCCAATTCGTACCCGTCCCACTGGCGTTATTTCCGTTGATTGCAATGGTGCCGGTGTTATAAAGCATATTTTCTCCAGGCAATGAAAAAACCCACCGAAGTGGGTTGTACATTAGGTAAATTTTCTGAAAGGTCAGGCAAATGAGCCTGTTCCTCGGGTAATTGTTAATGTCGGTGCTGATATAATTTTACTGGCTGTTCCTGTCCCTATTACCGTGATGGTCCCGGTTACAGCTGCTGATGTAATTCCCCTCACTGCATGTCTTACGGTCATCCATAGCCCACCAGTCCCGGCAGGCACATTGATTGTGCCGAGATTGCGCGTGCTACCGTTGATATTGAGAGTGATAGATACCGTGGTGGTTCCTGAAAGTGAAGATACAAAAATCAACGCTTCAAGAAGTGCAGACTTAGAGAGTGCTGATGATCCGGAATCATTAAACGTGATTGTTTGTGTCGCAACCCCGCCGCCGGAAATATTCACGTCAGCGCCTATCCCCATGTTTGCTATATCGCCAATAAAACTCGTGGCCTCAACCGCACCTTTGAAAACGCCGTCAGTTGCGATCACCGTTCCACGAATGGTGACGTTATTGAAAACGGCATAACCCGATTTGTTGATGTGCCAGCCGACGTTCCCGGTTCCGTCCCATGTCGTTGACTGGATGTAATCGCCGATCATCGCATTCTGAATCCACCCCGTACCGATGAATGCCTGGTTGATAAAGGTCTGCCCGTTTTGGATCACAAAAGGCAGCGTAACTGTACCACCTGCCTGAGTAGTGACGGCAAAACGGTCGGCCAGGAAGATTACCTGCGACTGCATCCCTGATGGCGTATTTTCCACCCCGATCCCCATCCCTGCGGCGTAATACTGCCCATTACTCGTTACCCCAACTTTGATGTTGTACATCGCGCTGAGCTGGCCGTTTACGTTCGCAATGGCCTGGGCGTTCGTGGTTATAGAGGCTGTATGTCCATTGACGGTCGCCGTTATGGCGTTTATCTGCGTGGCCGTGGCCTGCTGATAATTCGAAACCGTCTGGCTCATGCTGTTGATGGAGGCTGTATTACCGTTGACGTTCGTCTGCATGCTCAGCAATGCACGTGCTGTTGCTTCCTTCTCAGTGACGATCACCTCATCAATGCGGTCCAGCTGTGCGCTGTTACCTGCAACAGAAGCTGACAGAGTTTTACGCGTGGCCACCTGAGCGAGGTTGGCCTGGATTATCGCAATTGCCGAGTTTTTCACTCCTCCCGTCATTCCATCCATAGACACGCTGATACTGTCGATTCGCTGGCCTAGCGCGGTATCAGCCGTCGCAACGGTCTGCTCAAGCTGTGAGAGGGAAGACGACACGTCACCAACCGTGCTAGAAAGTTCATTAACGCTGGTCTGAACCTGCCCGATGTCCTGCGCATTTTTTGCGATTTCCTGTGCCTGAAGCTCAAGGTTGTCGGCGTTCTGCTTGATGTCGTCAGCCATGCCAGCAATTTTTTCATTACTGTCCACCGCGTTCTCGATCAGGTCTTTGAACGTATCGGAGTCTTTAATTTCCTCCAGGATCACGTCTGTGATGTCGGAAACATCCATGCTGGCCTGTCCCCGCACCCATTCGGTGTAACCTGATTCGTTGCCGCTGCGGTCCACCAGCTGCGCGCGGTACCAGAAAATCTGCCCAGCCTTAAGGCCCATCTGCTGATATTTGCGCTGCGGGTAAGGCACATCGGCCAGCAGCATTGCATCGTCCTCGGTACCGGTCAGGCTATACTGAATTTCCGTCTTCAGCGTGTCGTCGGTATTCGCCGGGAATCCCCAGTTCAGCTCGATGCCGAAAACCACATTTTCAGAAGCGATGAAGCCAACCGGCTTCGGTGGATTGCCCACTTTACCCGTCAGCGTTTTCTCTTCTGAATAGCCCCATCCAGATGAAATTTCTGCGGCATTGATTGCGCGCACGCGCACCAGGTAACGCCCGGCATAAATTCCGGCGACGTCGAATGACGTTGTGGAGCTGCGCGGCACGTTAACCCAGTTCCCGTCGTTGCGGCGCCACTGCACTTCATAGGCGATAGCGTTCTGCGCCTGGTCCCAGCTCACGCGCATGGTCTCAACACTGATATTTTGCTGAACCACAGAAAACGAACTGATCACGATATTAGCTGGCGGGGACTGATTACCAGGCGGTATTACACTTATTGGCCGCTGGTCGATAATTGCTCCAGTATCGATACGGGCATATTTATCTGGATCGTGCCATGCTGCGGTGATTGAGAATGTGCCATCATCGTTATCGTTTACGCTGACAACGCGGTATTGCTGCGCGTAGAGTTCGTCAGATTCCACCACCCAAACAGCTTCGGCCTGTGGCGTCTCACTGTATGCCGTGGTGACTGTGACTGATTCACCGTTCACGGCCTGAATGGTCCTGCTCTGCGACGCTCCGGAAGGTAGGTTGAGAATAAGGCGATCACCTGCTGCTGCATCTGCCACGCGGTCAAGTTTGATAACGCGACCGTTAACGGCGCTGATGCGGCCACCCATAACCTTTCCGGAAAGCAGCTCGTCTGCCACGGCGATGATGTAGCCCGGCTGCGGTATGTTGCCGTCCAGCCCGACATCAAATGAAACAACGCGATCCTTGTTGTTGGTGAGAATACCCCAGCGCCCCTTTCGGTTCGCTTCTGACTGCCTGGTGCAGCCGATAGCTGTCATTTCCAGCTGATTGAAGCCGTATCGCGCCACCAGCGCCTGCTCAAATACCGGCTCCATCGCGTCGGCATAAGCGTTCCCCGGGTCTGACCATGAAACCAGCGCTGTGGTGTAGCGGCTTTTCGTGGTGCTGCTCGAATAGGTGAAGCGACCGCCAACAACGTTAGCGCGCGTGTAGCTGTAATCAACATCGCGCGGCATGTCAGCCAGGGCCACTATCTGATCCCCGCCCCAGTAGGTCATGCCACGGAAGATAGCGGCAAAATCACGCAGGACTGTGTAGGCGTCGTTCCGGTCCTGAATGTACACGTTGCAGGTATAACGTGGTTCTGTACCGTTGCCCCCTTTGCCGTCTGGTACCATCTGATCACAATACTGAGCAACCTGATAAAGCGTCCATTTATCAATATTCGCAGCGGTCAAACGGTGCCCAAGGCCGAACCGGTCAGAAACAACCAGGTCGTAAAAAATCCACGCAGGGTTATCCGTCCATGCCCACTTAAACGCACCGGTCCATGTACCGCTATAAGTGCGGGTTTCAGGGTCGTAGGTATCTGGAACGCGGATAACGCGGCCGCGCGGTTCGCATGAAATTTGAGGAATTGAGCCGTTGAACTGGCTTGAGTCGAATTCGATGTAGAGCAGCGCGGTGTTCGGGTAGCGCAGTTTGGCGTCAATCACCTCGGTGAAGCTCTGCAGCGTCATCGTGTCGCCGATCTTCGCGCTGTTGGCGTCAGAGGTAATCTTACGCAGACGTATTGTCCAGGTGCTGCCAGCCTGCGGTAAATCGATACGGTGGCTGCGCTCATAACCTGAGGTCGTTTTCCCGGTCACACTGGTATTGAGGACTGTCTGCCATGTCCCGCCGTCCGTCTGCAGGTCAATCGCATAATTAACCGAGTAACCAACCAGATCGCCATCGTCCTCCTGCTTGAAAAGCGAAGGCCATTTCAGGCGTAAACGAACCGCCGAAAGCTGTGTATTGGTGAAGGTTCGTGTCCACGCTGTAGCGCTCGTTACCTCGGTTCCCACGCTGATTTCGTTTTCGGTACCGGGAATGCCCTGAATGTACTTCTGGGCCTGTGTACCCGCGCGAAATTCCCACGTAACGCCGCTGAAGTTTTGGGAGCCGTCGGCGTTCTCCAGCGCCGTTCCGTCCAGGTAGATATCCTTCCCGGTGAGCTGTCCAGCAAACTCCCCTTCCCCAAGCGCAACGAGGATCTTTGCCTTCGCTACAGATTGCAGATCATCAGGCTGTTCGGTAGGAGTTCGGGAACTGGAGCTCCCCCCTTTTCGTCCGGTAATTTTATTCGCCATATCGCGCCCATAAAAAAAGCCACCCGCAGGTGGCTTGTAAAAAGGTATGTTATCTACTGCTGATCTTCGACATAAATTCCGGCAGAAATAATCGCTCCACCTATCCGCCGGCGACCATAAAGGAGCGGTACCGGATAGCCCTGAGCAGCGGTGTTTGTCACTCCACCGAACGCGTATGATGCGCGGTTATCTGCACTTTGCTTGCTGGCAAGTCCGGTTGGCTGAGGAGAAAGCATCTGTACAACTCCGCCTAGCATCATTGCAGCACCAAATTTATATAAAAATGGTGAGGCTGCAGCCCATGGAGTGAAGCTAAGCACAGCACCAGCGGCCACCAACACAGCACCTAAAACTGTTTGCAGCACACCAGCTTTTTTCCCCCCAATGATTACAGGTACAATTCTGATCACTTCACCTGTAACGGGGAAGCCAAGGTCATCTACTCCTATGTTTTTCTTCCCTTTGAAAACGGCAAAGGTTAGACCACGACTTTTACTACTAATCATATAACTTTCAAAGCCCGGAATAGTTTTAGCGAGGGCCGTTCCAGCTTCAGATACTTTATTGATAAGGCGGTGGTGTATCTTTCCAAAAATTTTACCTGGTTCGCCACTTAACTCAATTCGCGTCATTACCTCTTGCATGCCATCTCCTAAAATCATTTCAGGCTGTTAAGGTTTAAAAACCATTAGAGTAATTATCTGAGCCAAATTTTTTAGCATCCTCTCTTTTCATAGCGTCAGTATAATATTCATATTTGACGCTTATAACACCGTTTGGGTCACCAGCATCTGCGTTGTATGGCACAGGGCGAGCAGAAAGCGTTACTTTCATACCATTAAAATCATAATCACGATACCACTCTCCGCAACCACTACTTTTCAAACAGTTATAAAAGCCGTGTTTTTCATCCCTAATACTTTCTTTTACAAGAACTGGATCGCCATACTTTTCATCTAGAATATTACTAATATCTTTATATACCTTAGCACCCTCAATGAATGACTTTGAATTTTTATCAACGTTAACTGTAAAGGTTATGTGAGTCAGACCTCTGCCAGCGACAAACATTAAATTATAACGACCTGCATAGGTTGACGGATTAGGCGCAGTATCGGAAGCTGCAAATGCAACTTTCTTTTCGTCACCATCTACCTTAAGACCTTCAATATTTTGTGCCAATGTATCTTTAACTGATTGTCCCCATTTGAAACCAAATGGGGCATCAGGTAAATCATCACAAGCAGATAATAAAAACACAGTAAAAAATAGACATAATAATTTTTTCATAACCCCTCCATTCAAAAATTAAATGGAAGGTTAGCACAGGTCCTTATATCGTAGAACCTTCATCGTTCTCTCTTGCCAGTAGCCTCCATACGGCACGCGCTGACTCAAGTGTCCATAAAGGTGGTGAAGCAGCGTATTACCCTCCAGCAGTATACCCGCGTGGTTCCACTTATCAGCCTGCACCTGCATGATCACCATATCGCCGGGTTTCGGTGGCCCGTCGAATTCACGGAATCCGCACTCATACCAGCAATCCTGATAGAAGTTGTCCGGATATTCGTTTTCCCACCAGGGATAATCCACCCGGTAATCGTGGAGCTCGATACCATGCGTTTGCCGGAAATAGCTCATGACGAGCCCCCAGCAATCGAAGTGTCCAAGCACAAACGGACGTTCCAGCAGCGGCAATTCTCCGCGCGGCTGAATGGTGCGTAAATCTCCCTCCGGCCAGCTTACGATGTGCCAGGGTAAAAGCGTTGCATCGCATTGCGCTTTATCCAGTTCGCTCGGTTGCGTTGTGGCATCAGGGTGACTGTGAACGATGGCGATCACCGTTCCCCAGTCCTCAGCAGCTGCGTAATCCTCTGGCGAGAGGTGGAAATGTTCCGTCGGCTCTGCAGCGAGGTTACGGCAAGGGAAATATCGTTCAACACGGCTTTTCTGCACCACCACGCCACAGCACTCGCGAGGATATTCAGCTGCAGCATGCGCCATAATGGCATCAATGGTTTTCTGCCGCATATCAGCTCCTGATCAAAGACGTGCCAGGGAACCCACCAAACGAGAGCTCGTTATTTTCACCGAACCGAAGTTTGCAGGCCGTCAGCGTGCCGTTGCATTCATCAAGCGACGGATCGCTGACCGGGTTGTTGTTTTTGTCGAAATAGTTAGTTCCCGCATAATCGCAGCCGTCGCCCGTGCGATATTTATTCCGGATGCACCAGGTACACAGGGAATGAAGCTGCCGCGTCGGGATCATTTGCCCCTGCAGGTCCATCGGGCTGGATAGCGTGAACTCAACCACTTCGTTTGTTTCACTGCTCTTTGCATCGATGTAGAAAACCTTCAACTTTTCCTGGGTCGGATCAGCTGTTGGATTGCCGTCGGCAAAGTTAATCGCGTCAAGATATTTTCCCAGCGTGTCATGGATTGTCACTTTCGCCTGCAGCATATCGTCATAAGCCAGACAGAGTGCCGTTATGGAGCTATCAAGGTTAGCCACCGATAATTTTGGCTGCGCGCTACTTCCACTGGTAGATGCCTCGATCCCCTCAATTTGACAGGGCCAGGCTTTATACTCCTCACCCTGCCACCAGATTGATTTAGCCGGGAGATTATTTTCGTCTCCCCCTGCTGCGACAATTTCCGCCTCAGTATGGGCCAGGTTGTAGCTGTGAAATCTCAGCACCTCGCCTGTACCAAAGGCCGTTCCGTCGACCTCATAAAGCCTGACTGCATCGCCGGGCTCAAGCTTCTGATAATCTGCATTGAGACTCATGGTTTGAATGCCTGTTGGAAAGTTGCCGAAAGGGAGTAGTTCTCGCCGCCCATCGGTGTGGGCTTATACTCAGCACAACGATATAAGCCGAGCTGCTCAAGCGGTGGTTTCCACTGAAACGCTTTTGTACCTCCATGCCTGTCAAGAAAGGTTTTTATCGACTGAATGTATTCCTCAGTTCCAACAAAATTCATTTCCCATTGTTGGCTGCGAGGATTGATACCGTCGCCAGAAATCTGCTCGTAGCCGTCCCCAAACTTAGCGCTTCTTGTCCTGAACGAAACGGTTTGCGTCGGGCTAACTCTGGGGCTCCAGGAGAAGGTTTCGATAGACATGTTTATCGGGTTCCTTTCATTGCATTCCAGATATCACCACCAGGGCGGATATCACGCATGACATTTTGCTTATATCGCTGATCGACAAAACGCCCTACATCAGCACCGAACTGTTCCAGCCCTGAGGGAGCCTGTGTAGATGTATTACCGTTTGAATCAATATTGATATAAACCTTCGGCGCCATGTCGCCTCCCGCCCCACCACCATTAACAGCACGCACCCCTAGTGAACCATCCGCTGCACGGGTTAGCGGCATGATCGCCTCCGGTCCAGCCTCTCCCATTACTCCGGCACCTTTTGCGAAAGCAAAAAACGTAGGGTTATCGACAATCTGACCGCTATAAGCGCTCAAATCTGAGGAGGAATAAACGCCTCCTTTAGCGTTGAACTGGAAGTTGCTTCCGTAATCGGCAATTGCTGTTCCTGAACTGGCCGCCGCACCACTACCAACAGCACCAGACACACTCGAACCTACGCTCAGGATGGAGCTCAGAATTGTATTAGTTAGCAACGCCTGTGCTGCCATATCGACGAGGTTTTGAATTATCGATTGAGTAAGCGTGGAGAACAGGTTGATCATGCCCTCTTTAAAGGTCTGCGTTTTAGTCAACAGCCCCGTCAGAACATTAGTGGTACGCTCACGGGTAGCATCCACCAAGCCGATCGCCAGATTATTGAAGTCACTCTGTGAGCGATATAATTCCAGCGCGGTCTGATACTGAGCATCAGCAGAATCTTTACTGCTCTTCTGCATCAGCATTTCGTACTGCTGCTTACTTACTGCGCCATTGCGATAATAGGTCTCGATCAGGCTTTGCTGCTGTACGAGTTGATTTCTTTGCTGGGCGAGCGGATCAACGTCCCCTGCAAGATCAAGACGTGGTGCTGAAATAGCATTAGCCTGGGCCTGTAGGATTTGTCGCGATGTCTCCTGTGAAAGGGTGACACGCGCAGCCATAAACTCCTTTTCAGTAAGTAGACGGGCATCAAGAAGCGACTTCAGCTCCTGGCTTGCCTCCTTTTCCTGATTGATTGCCGATCGCGCGGGTGAGAACTGCTCAGCAAGCTCTGCGCGTTGCTTCTGGTAATTCTCAGCATTCATCAGCAGCGTGCGCTGCAGGTCCTGCTCACTGGCTCCATTTTTACGGGCGGCTGCGATTAGCTTTTCCTGGCTGGCTTTTTCCTGAAGATCAATTTTGCCAAGGCTGGTTGCATGAGCCTCTTCAATCTCCCTGCGCAACTGAAGGTACTGATTGACCGTATCCTTCCTGGCCTTTTGAGTATCTTCACCGGTCCACGGAGTAGTGACTCCCTCACCGGCCTTAGCCGTCTCCGCAGTAATAGTTTTGATGTCACTCGCGAGCGATTTGGCTTGATCTGCAATCCCTGTCTGGACCAAAAATCGTGCCTTACTGACGTTCTCAAGATTTGACTGTGTTGTTTCTAACCCCTTATTCACAGATTCGAGATCAGCTTCAGCGCGTTTTTTGCTGTCCTCTACGCCTTTTTTCTGTCGGAATGGGTCAAAACCACCGAGGCTATCAAGCCTGCTGTCTGCGTCCTGAATCTCCTTGATCAGCTGGTTACGCTGGGTGACCTGATTTTCATACTGGTCTTGCAGATCAATCTGCTTTACCGCCAGCTGTTTATCAGACATCTGCATCAGTGCAGCAGTAGTCTCAATGACAGCATCCTTGAGGTTAATTGCTGACTGCCTGGCATCCTTCGCCTGCTGATGAAAATACAGGAGCGCCGAACCTGCCAGCATTGCAGCGCCGAACGGTCCACCAACCAGTGCTAAAGCTCCACGAGCAAGGCCTACTGCAACCGAGGCGGCCCGAGCAGATACTGAGACCTGGCGATTTGCTGCAGCCAACTGCATTTTCGCTCGGGTTGCCAGATTCGTTTGCTCAGTTTCCTCTCGAATTAACCGGTTAAACTCCCCCTGGTAATTAACGTTAAGGCCTTGTTGCCTGGCGGTCTTCTCCATCTGGCGGTAGTACCCAAACTCGGCATCATTTCGCTTAAGTGTGGCGGCAGTTGATTCAAGCGTTTTGCGTGCACCGTCAGCCTGGGCAGCAGCCGCAGCTTTTATGGCTGCCTGATTTTGTTGCCAGGCGCTTACGTTTTCACGAAGACCAGCAGTTAATTTTGTCGAGAGAACGGGGATCAATGTGTACAAAGCTACGCTTGCAACAGCATTGAAATTATCGGTGAGCAGGTTTATTCCATCGGTTACTGACTGAATGCCTGAACGCAGGGGGCCGGTACTGCTTTGACCAATCTTGATGATCATGCCTTCAAACGCACTGGTCAGCCCCATGATGTCGCCATTCAGGTTATTTACGCGAATAGCGGCCTGCTCATGCGCAGTCTGGGTGCCGGTGAGGGCCTGGGTTAATGCATCAAGTTTGCTGCGGTTGTCCACCAGCACTGAGGCCGCATTGATATTCTCAACCCCGAAAAGTTTTACAGCCTGTGCGGTAGAAAGATTTTTCTTAGACAGATTCTCCAGTGCGCCGCTAAGCCCCACAACCGAAGGTTTTAGGGTTTTGTCGGTACCTTTCTCCAGCGCTAGGATCACGTTTCTCAGCGCTGTGCCTGCTTCGCCGCCTTTGATTTCACGTTCGGCCAGAACCTGAATCGCTGCATTCAGTGTTTCAAATCCCACCCCGGCCTGCGCGGCCGCCACACCGCCATTTTTTATAGCGGCAGCGGTATCAGCAATTTCAGAAGCCCCGAATTTCGCGCCGGCAGCCAGAACGTTGATATAACGATCTGCCTCCTGAGCCCCTGCACCGAACTGGTTAAGCGAAAGGGCCAGCGTCCGGGTTGCATCCGGCAGGGTTGAGCCAGCAGCCTGAGCAAGCGTAAGCGCGCTCTTTGTTGCCTCGGTCAGCCCGTCAGCAGTCTGAAGAAGTTCTGGTTTAGCTGACGCCATCAACTTCAGGGCTTCAACTGCCTGACTTGCGCTGTATTCAGTGCTTCGACCCATTTCCTGAGCGGCTTCATCAAGCGTCTTTAACTGATCGCCGGTTGCACCCGTGATGGCCGACAGATCGGACAGTGCCTGGCCGTATTCGCGGGTGGTTGTGATGATCGCGCCGAGCGATAACCCGGCGCCGGCAAATCCCGCCAGCCGGCCAGCGACTCCGGTGATGGTTTTACCCATCCGGGAATAGGCTTCATCGGTCTTTTTTGCATCTTCCTGCGCGTTACGGTTGAAACGCCTAGAGGAGTTCTCAGCGTCGCCGTATGCGCCCATCAGCTGAGATTTAAAATTGGCTGCGTTGAGATGCAGCCCGACGGCAAGGGAGGCAACGTCAGCCATTACATTAACGCTCTCATTACGGCCGCACACTGATCGTCAACGTTACTGACTGCAGCGGGAGGCGGGGTTTCAGGAGGTGGCCCACTCTCCTCGCCAGGACGGCTGATGGCACCGGTACGCAGGAAATACGCGCGCCAGTGGTAGAGAGTTTCTACCGGGAGTGAAGCTATCTTTGACGGATCGGGCTCGCCCCAGCGGTCGGCCAGCCAGAAAATAAACTCCAGCCAGGGCGAGCTCGTTAGTTTTTTTCCGCGTCTTCAAGTTTGCCAAGGGCATGCTTTTTAACGATGGCAATAGCGTCCAACAGGGCCACGTTGTCATGCGCTTGCAGCAGCTCTGCTGCGGTTGGTTTGTCTTCAACTGCGATTAGGCTGCCGTCGGGATGAACAAGACAATCGACAATCAACTGCACACTGAGTTCGGAAGCTTTGCGCGCATCCTCGGCAATCTGGCTGTCACGCAACGCTTCTTCATGATCGATAAGTTCACCCGCCGTCATACGTCGTAGATAAACAGTGGTGCCGAAAATTTCGGCGGTAACAATGGTGTTTTTAGGCCTCAGAAGAGCTGATTTCAGTGCGGAAACATCGATGGTAGTCATACTAATTCCTGAAAGTTAAATAATAAAAAGCCGCCATGAGGCGGCCAATGAATAACGTTTATGTTCAGCTGCCAGCAGCAGTACCCCAGGTAATATTGTTCTGTTTACCCTGAACGGTAATCTGAATAACCTCGCTCGCCGGGGCAGTGATTTCATTCATCTGCCAGCCAGACAGGGCCAGGATCATATTCGCTGTTCGCCCGTTTGGCAGCTCAACGTAAAACTGAACAGTTTCACGGTTCTCTGCCGCATTGAGGAAATCGGCAAAGTCCTGGTTAGCTGGATCGTCAATGAACCCTAGTGATTTTTCCGGGCCTTCCGGCAGGTCAGAAATAAACTGTTTGCTTTTATCAATGAGCGTGGTGCAGTCTACGAAGCCGCCCGTCTGGCCTGTGGCACCCAGTGCTTTACAATTGATAAGCGGTTTCATTGTTGCTACGTCGCTGCCCGCAGCCCCCCACATAACGACAGTGCCAGCAGGCAGCATCGCGTACTCTGGCGAAGTTTTATTATCAGCCATAATTTCTCTCTCTTTGATGGTGGCAGCGAGCGCTACCGGTGGTTTTCAATACGGTCACGTATTTCTATTGCGAGGATGCGCAGAACTTTCGCTTTTTGATAATCGAGCGCCGGACGAATGAACGGACTGGCGACCTGCTTCACAGTCCCCATCTCCTGAGCCAACGCTTTGATGAAGTGTTTTTTGCTCGGGCCAACGCGAAGATAAACAACCGCATTGCCTTTAGCTTTCGAAGAAGATGAGCGGATTTTTATTGAATCACGCATATGCTCATCTTTTGCTGTTTCGTCATACCCAGCATGCGATTTCATATCTTCCAGAACAGGTTCAAGAGCTGCTTTTCCTGCCTCACGCAAAACCTGCGTACCAACCTTTTCACCAAGGGCAAGGAGCTGACGTTCGAGTTCCTGAAGCCCTTTGACCTCCATGCGGATCATGATGACTCCTCATAATAATAAAGTACGTAATCTCGGATAAGCTTGTACTGAACCTGATTACTGGTAAGGGTCGCCTTGTCCTGCAGAATATTTCCACGCTGAATATATTGAACTGGATAACCTTCAAGCTCTCCGTGGATAATACCTTTCCAGTGAGACCAGATAGCCTTATCCAGTTTGACCAGCCCGGTGTAATCACCCACTTTATACATTGAGATTTGAAAGCGCCCAGCTATCAGCCCTGTACGCACCATCCCGTTTTCTATATCCGGGTCTGATATCAGCTGAAAAGTAATTCCGTTTTGCTCACTGTCTGGCAGCAGGAGAGGATAAACAGCCATTCCGGAAAGGCGTTCAAGCGAGGTTTTAATTGCCTGTTCTATCATGTCGGATATCCCGTTCAGCCGTAATTACACATCGATCAGGATTGCTACGGTCAACAGCGCGTACGGTATAGACCTCTTCATTCCATGTTACTTTCCAGTCAGCTTGAATGTCTGGACGTAGCCGGATCGTGAATAGCCAGGTTTCAACCACCTGCTGCTGGTCGATTGTGCGGATTTTTCGATTAGATACGTTTTCCGCCTTTGCCCATACAGTAGCAACCTCCACCGCGATTGACGGAAGAGGTTCTCCAAGCGGTCCCCGCTGAGTTTCCATTTTCTCTAATCTGATGCGTTTATTGAGCTCGCCAGCACGTAAAGAATTCATAGGCCATAAATCCTGTAAGGCTGAAGTAGAGCTTCGACGGCAAAGGGAACCTGAGCCACAGTCTCACCGATAACAACAGATTCACGATTCGCGTACCAGTGACCTATCAGCAGTAGCATTGCCGCCTTAACATCATCATTCAGTAGAATCGGATCCGGGTCATCTGCGTAGCCAGGGGAGCTTTGATTTTCATAGAGCGTTCGCCTTGTCCATGTCTGGACGTAACGCGCCGCCGCACCTGTGTAAATCTCCAGCAGAGCATCATCACCCGTAAATTCGGTATCAATGCGGCAATGCTGTTTCACCACATTCTGATCAAGCATTTGTTTGCCCCAGAAAAAGCGGCCCGAAGGCCGCAATATTTATCAGCTCCCCGCGCCGGTGCTGAATGAACCGTATACGAACGCCTCAGGGCGTTTCACAGCCAGCGCCAGACGTTCTTCGCAACGGATGGTGATCATGTTTTTCTCGAAGTCGTCGGCGTTCTCCGTGGAGATCACCACGTTCGCATCTTCGCGGTCGAAGATTTGCGCGCCAGCGTTGAATGCACCGGTCAGGAATTTACCCTGGAAGGCTGCCGCTTCCGTTGCAACAACCGGCAGACCCCAAAGTGTCGGGCCAGTCAGTGCCGCCGGGTTAGCCAGGATGTAACGGCCCAGACTGTCTTTTGTCAGCTCGATCCGCGCCCAGTCAATGAAGTGAAGAACGTGACCGGATGCAGGGAAGCGCGCCAGCTGTGCCTGCAACATTGCCAGACGCAGATCATCAATCCCGCTCTGCTGTTCGACAGTGAACGCCGGATTAAAAGCCGATGCCTGAGGAACGATGCCATGCAGATGAACGCCGGTACCATCACCGAAGAGAATTTCCTGCTCTTCTGCATACTTCAGCCCGTACCGCATTTCGGCATCAACGGTGGACTGCAACTGTGCGAAGTCATCCAGGATCTGCTTTGAGGCTTTGAACAGGTGGGCGATAGTGCTGACGCCAGTGATTTTCGGCGTGAACTCAATTTCGCTGTATGGTTTCTGTGTATTTTCAGGAACCACTTTCGCGTTATTGGTAAAGCCTGTCTGCTGCACCCAGAAAATAGCTGAGGAGGATGTACGTCCTGGAGCAATCAGATCGCGAATGAACAGGCGCTGTTTCGGTGCCGTATCAATACCCGGCAGGCGCTGTGGCTCCACAACACCATCAGGCACATCCACCGAAGTCAGGGCGGCCTTAACCGGGATGCTGATGCGTTTACCGCCTTCCACGCTGGACGCAAAGGTTTTGAGGGCTTCAGCGGAAATCACCTGGTGGCCAACGGATTCGACAAACTGTTTCGCGTTTGCCAGCGGCATCTGGGCAACATGTTGCTCCAGTTCGCCCATAGCGGCCTTCAGCGTTTTTTCAGCTTCACGCAGCGCATTGAACTCAGAAGCCATTTTATCGACGGCTGCCTTTGTTTCTTCAGACAGCTTGCCGGACTTCTGCGCCTCTTTGAGCGCGTCTTCTGCTTTCGCGTTGAACTTGCCGGTTGCCTCTTCAATGCTGGCCGTGACTTTTTTCAGAATATCGTTTACTTCAGACATAAAGGGTCCTTATTTGACTAACGCCGCCAGGGCGCTTTCAAGTGAATTGATGGTTTCAGGTTTGATGTCTTCGGCAGCGCCCGGCGTACCGTCGTTGGTGGTGACAGCGCCAGGCATGCCACCGGATAAGGCTTTAATGAGTTTTCTGCGCTCAGAGCGCGGAGTGTTGGTCTTGGCCAGCAATGCATCAAGTTTGCGAAGCGCGGCTGCAGGCGATTCGTCGCCGTCGCTGACCGCATCTGCAGAAAGCAAGCTGTCTGCCAGTCCCTTCGCCACAGCATCACTGCCACCGATATAGCTTTCCGCATCCATCAACTTCTGTACGGCGGCCATATCAAGCCCGGAACGTGCAGCGTAGATGTCAGCCATAGCGTTATCGAAAGGTTCCAGTGAGTCTGCCAGTTCAGCAAAGTCATGGCGGTTGCCCATCGCATAAACCCAGCAGTTGTGGATCATGAGGAATGCACCACGACCAATCTGAATATCATCCCCGGCCATCGCAATGATCGAGGCAGCACTGGCGGCAATGCCAAGTACCTTCACCGTCACACGGCCTTCGTATTCGCGGAGAAGGTTGTAAATTGCCAGACCTTCAAACATGTCGCCGCCTGGGGAGTTGATATTCACCGTAACGTCGGCACCGTTCATTGCCCGAAGTGCACCGGCAATGCGTTTCGCCGTCACACCCTCGCCCCAGTAGTCCTGCCCGATAACATCAAAAACAGAAATGCTGTTGTCGTCGGCGGCTGCAGCTTTAATTCCACCGTCCCAGCGGTCTAGTGCAGACGGTAAAGTTTCACAAGTTACACGCGCGCAGGGACGACCCGCCGGTGCAGCCGGAAGTTGTTTTTTGCTCATCAGGAAGTGCTCCTAAGCGGCCTGTTTCAGAGGAGATTGTTCAAAGGAAATATCGGGGAATACGTGGTTATGCAGTTCTCTCAGTGCCAGCGCCTGCACAGCAGGATTGCTACTTTCGAGGTTTTTCAGTTGAGTCAGGTTGAGCTGAACGGTGTAAATATCACCCCCCTCAATCGGCGGCATGTTCTCAAGACGGCGAACGTCATTGCGTGACATCCAGCCATTCTGAAGCGCACTCGTATAGTAAGCAGCACGGCCCGCGCTGTCTGCGCGCAGCAATCCTTCAACTGAGAATTCTGCAAACACATCGTCATCGCTGTCGAGCAAGCACCGGCCAATTTCCTGCTCGATGTTCACCAGTAGCGGTCGAAGAGTATGGGTCAGAAAAAGGAGGTTCATTCCTTCCAGGCTAGATGCCCAACTACTCTGCTTGGTCGTATGCCCTACCATATAAGGCGGAACCCGGAACCAGCGGCAAATCTCTTCAATACTGAAGGATCGGCTTTCAAGAAGCTGCGCCGCCTCCGGGTTCATCGTAACATTTTGGTAAGTCAGTTTGTTTTCCAGCACCATCAGTTTTCCGGCGTTTTTAGAGCCAATAAATGACTGAAGGTTCTGGCGCAGACGCTCACGCTGTTCTTTCGTTAGCGCATTTTCCGAGGACAAAAATCCAGTGCTCTGGAGTCCATTCTCAAAGATTTTCGCTGCCGCTTCATCCACAGACATAGCCGCGCCAAATACATCAACACCTGCCATCGTCGGCATCATGCCGCAGACTCCGTCGAGACCAAATCCGCGGATGTGCATCATATTTTTGATCGGGATAATACGTTCCGTTCCGTCTTCAGTGTATTTGTATTGCAAGGTACCGCTGGAAAGTCGTATCACCACCATATTTTGTGGCAGCAAAGGCACCAGCGAAACCAGGCGATTGGCGATGAATTTCTTCTCAATGAAGGCGTTCCCGCGCAGACAAATACTGGCGACAACCATCAACATAAAACGGGATGGTGTCATTTCTGAATTAGGACGACGGCACAGCACCGAATACGCAGGATGGTCTGTAGCAGCCTTTCGCGAACCATCAGGCTGGCGCACGTATATTTTCAACGGGAGTGTCGAAATCGACTCGCTTAGCAGCCTGACGCACGCCCATACAGCAGATAGCTTTATCGCTTTATCGGCGGTGACCGTCTTGCCACTGCTGCTGGTGCCATACCATTCACGCCAGAATTCACCTGTCGTAAGACTGATTGGCACGCCCAGCCAGTTTAACAGGGCACTTTTTACGCGCCCGGGTTGCTTGTTCTTAGCCATCAGATACCCACTATGATCGGTTCGTCAAAAAAGCCCTCAATATCTTTGTCATCCTCTTCATCCCCTTCAGCTGCACCAATTGCCATAGCGCCAGAAACAACGCCATCAATACGGCCATTACTTCTGCGCTTGCTGAATACCCTGTTACCGTTTTTATCCTCTTCAATAACGGCGTTCGCCGCACACCAGCGCAGGCAGGGATTAAGAACAATGCTGATCCGCTTCTCCATAATCAGTTGCTCGAAAAGCTCAATGGAATGCGGCATCCACAAACCTGATTCAGCCGATTTACCAAACCCCTGACCGTGCGGTACGAGAGGAACAGTGACACCTTCGTCATCCAGCTCAGGAGTCAGGTAGTCAATGTGATAGCGGTCGAAAGCTACTTTTCGTATATCAAACATCGCAGCCAGTTCAGCCATACGCTTTGCGACAAAGCCGTAGTCAATGGCCGTACCGGGAGGCGCATGGATATGACCATCACGCTCCCACACATCGTAAGGAACCCGGTCAACGCGAGCGCGATCATATAAAGTATCTTTTGGGGTCCAGAACTCCGTCAGCATTACGCTGATGTCAGGAAAATAAAGAGAAAGTGATGTAAGGTCCCGCTTGCCAGATAAATCCAGCCCGCCATAGCAGGTTTTCCCCCGTAACTGCTCAATACTTATGTCCTTTTCACAGGCCATCCAGATATCGCCGCTGATCCACGGGTTCTCTGCATCCACCCACTGGCAGAAGTTCAGTCGGCGCACCAGGCTTTCTTTCGCAGGCATACCGCGGGCATCTTCTACCTGCTCGCGCAAATAGTCAGGCTGAAAGGTATGTCCCATGGAGGGATTTGCTTTACCCCAGCATGATTCATCTTTAAAGGGATCGTCGCCTTCATCCAGTGAACAGATAAAGGCAAAAAAAGCATCATTCTCGCGCTGACCTGCAGCAACCTTCTGTCCGTACTGGTGGTAGTCGTAACAGACGCTGGTTTTATCGTGCCCGCTGTTGGTAATCATAAAAATCAACGCCTGCCGCCGACCTTTAGTCCCGGCACGCATCATTTCTACCGCGCGGTTATCTTTATGCTCGTGAATCTCATCTATTAAGGCGCAGTGAGGACGAGGCCCAGACTGACCATCATCAGAGCTGATAGGCCTGAAGAAAGAACCGTTTTGAAGAAACGCCAGGTTCCACTCTTTTCCGGCCCCTCCTGACTTCTGAATTCTGGACAGAAGCGCAGGTGACTGATCAACCATGGCCACCGCATCCCGAAAGAGGATCATGGCCTGGTCTTTTTTCGTCGCAGCAGCGTATACCTCTGCACGAGGTTCTTTGTCAGCCATCATGCAATAAAGGCCAACTCCTGCCGCCAGCGGCGATTTACCAGAACCCTTCCCGGATTCGACATACACCGTACGGAAACGACGTGTACCGTTTTCACGCTTCCAGCCGAAAACAGAGCCGACAATAAAACATTGCCAGGGCAAGAGGACGAATGGCTCACCTTCATGTTCACCACCATTCAGTTTCAATACCTGAGCAAAAAAGTTGATAGCCCGTGTAACCGATTCAACATCCCAGGTCAGTCCACGGTTTTTCCCCTCTTCTAAATCACGTTAATGGCGCTGGCAGGCATTACGAATATCAGGACCGGCTATTACCTTCCCTGAAGTTACATCCATTGCATACTGTGTTGCTGGATCAACCGAAGAACTGGTTGAGCGGGTCTTCTTCTTTTTCTCCACCATCAACTTTCACCTTAGTTCTGGCGGCCGGAGTGAGACCGAATTCAACCAGGTAGCTTTTAAAACGGCGATCAGCATCTGCCAGCATGGCGACAGCCGGATTCGCTTTGATCAGAAATCCGCCTTCTGTCTGCACGGTGTACGTTCGCCCCTCATCGGCGATTGTCAGGCGCAGCTGCAGAATGTCGGCGTAAATATCACAGAGACGTTCGAGCGCCAGCGTGTCGGCAATGGTCAAAATCCCCATACCGTCAAGCAGCACGGTTAACTTTCCCCAGGCCACCTTCCCCCAGTCAGTGAGGTGCTCAGGAGGGCTTGGGATTTCTCGCGCCGGAGTAGGCTCTTTGTCGTTGAGTTTTCGTTTGCCCGGGTTGCCGGTTACCACTTTCAGGTGGGTCGGTTTCGGGCGTCGTCCTGCCATCGTAACCTCCCGGAAAAAAACTTTTCATTTCGCGGTTATGCACAAAAAGCACGAGCGGCGGTCATTTGCGGTAGGGGGGTTGAACTTTTACCCCTCCCCCTCCCCTTCGGGGAAAGGCACACATGAGAAACGTTATCGTTTGAACCAGTGCGACGTCGGGTCGAGGGGGATGCCGCTCTCGTCACAGCCAATGATGGAGCCTCTTTTCTCCATCCTCTGCTTCGTTGAGTCATGATGCTGCTTGCACAGTCCCTGCCAGTTACTGCGGCTCCAGAAGAGCTTCTGGGCTTTGCTTATGGCAGCCGCATCACCAGAACGGAGAGCCTCTTTCAGTTTGTGAGGGGTGATATGGTCAACTACCGTTGCAGCTGCCACTCTTCCCTGCTCCTGACACATCACACAGAGTGGATGTGCGCGAAGGAAGACAAGGCGCTCTCTATCCCATTTGCTGCCGTAGATACGAGGCTCTTTATTCACGCAAGCCTCCACGCTCTGCGCCGCTCTGTGCGTGGCGCCGCATCGGGGTGACGCTCAACAGATTCGCCGTCGGCATGATCCACCAGCGAGTAGCATGGATAGACCACAGCACCACCATAGGCATCACCCACGGCATAATCAGCAGGCTTGCTGCGGTCCCATTGAGACAGCACACGGCTGACGCTTTGAGGCGGTATGCTGTAGCACACGCCATGTATCAGCCGCTGAAGCGTGATGAAGTCTGCGCGAGATTTATCTGCAACAATCAGCCAGTCGGCTATCTCTTTCTGATACTGCGGTGGTCGGCCAGTACCGAGATAAAAGCTCAGCATGTCGTCAGGGAAACGAGCCAGCCAGTCAGTTACCTTTTCGGTGAATCCATGTACCGGCAGCGCGTCGTCTTCCAGCACCACTACACGGCAAGGCTGCTCGGCTGCCCACTCGATAGCGCGCCGATGATTCCAGTTAGCACCTTGATTCCCTTCATCGATAAGAAGGTGCGCGCCAAGTTCGCCAGCAAGCAATGCAGCTGAGGCATAACGGGAATGGTGACCAACCACGACATACTTCACTTGTGTTTCCACCATGCGGCCTCCTTACCGATCCCATCAGTTTTGAAAACGGTGTGCACATGAGGTCCGGTAATCACCTTTCCTGCGAATGAATGAGCGACAATACCGAACGCCAACATGTCACCCACCGCAGCGCCAGCCTGCTCTTTCTTCCAGAAGCGATAACTTTCGATCTGGTAGTAAAGACGGATGATGCCGTGAGCGAACGCCATTACATCAGCACGGCTGCCACCCAGCAGACCAGCGTTAAGCATCACATTATTGCGGTGCGCTTCAATGAACTCCTGATAGATACGCTCAGGATGATTCTGCTTTGCCCAGGTGTCGGCGTAAGTCTTCGGTTCGGAACCGACGTAAACATTCCCGGGCTGCATTTCATCCCATGGCGTGCGAAGCATTTCGACATCGGTACCATCGGTACACCAGACGAGCCGGTATTCAGGGTGATCGCGTAGATGCTGCCAGATGTGAAGCCAGCGCCGGAAGTAAACGTTCATCTTCACGTCAGGAACGCGGTACAGCTCAACGTCTGCCGGGCCTGTCTGCAGCTCATCCACCAGCGCAATACGTCCACAATTCCGAAGCGAGGACGCCCACCCGGCCAGCATGTCAGGCGAGGCCGTCATTTTCGTGCCGCGCTGAGGGTCAGCCTGGCTGGTCAGTAACGTAGTGATAACCACGTCGCGCTGCCGCCGATACTCCACGTAACCGGTAAACCCGGCATCCCGCCGTTCGTTGTGGATTTTAACGTTACGTTCCACCAGCGCCTGCCGGTCTGGTTTCGGTACCGAACGCTCTACGGCCTCATGCTCATCAAGAGAATGAATCAGCTTTTCTGAACCGACGACATCAGCGTAAGCCCACGTCGTGAGGCCAGCGTTATGAATCCGCAGAGCGAGGTCGCTGTGCTCGTACATGCCGCGCCCATAAACCGGATCGAATCCGCCCACCTTCTCGATGGCGCTGCGGTGGTAGTAAAGCATCACCCCGCGCTGACCGGTGTAAGCAACATGCTTATCATCACGGTACACTTCCGCCATGTCGTTCAGCTTATTGCGCCCGGCCAAATCCAGAAACTGGTAAGCCAGGTGCGGTTCAGGTGATTCGATGTAAGGTAGGTGCCAGTTATCAGCAATAGGCCAGGCGTCATCATCCCATAAAAAAAGATGCTCGCACCCGGCATCCATCAGCGCTGACAGGCTGGCGTTCTTCGAAGCAACAATGCCGAGTGATGTTTCATGGCGAAGCAGCTGCACGCCGTCGGGCACTACCGCTACAGGTTTTGAACCATCGTCTATAACAACCACCAGCGCGCCGGCGGGAAGATGCTTCATGTGCTGTTCGAGTGCTCGTTTTAAAACGTCTGCACGCTGATGCGTCGAAATGGCAATGCCGATCCGTGATGAAACGACACTGGCGGGAGCGTATGGGACACCATCAATAGTGACCTGCATATTTCCTCCCGCTTTTAACGCTTAGTGGCGGCGTGAATGATTCCACCAGGACGTGTGGCTTCGCGTAAAGCTTCGCTCACTCTCTCCGAAACGAAACGACTTAAGCAGCTTTCTTCGCTATTAACAGGTTGGATGACTGATTGTTTGATATGTACAACGCCGCCCACTACAAAGAATGGCGATGATTCAGCCATCGCCTTTGCGTCTGCTTTCTCTTTCCTTTTCCGCTTGATGTATTCCACGGCATCACGCATTTCATCTGGCGTATAGCCTCCTTCAATAGCTACCCAGCGATCAGCCAAGAAAACCACCGCTGTTTTATCTGCTGGAAATCCGCCAAATACTTCCTTGGCCCTCTGCTTTGCTTCATCAAGAGCATTAGCAATCAGCTCCTGCCTCTTCATGCCGCTACTAATTCTGTAACGTGGAAGGGTGTAAATAGCCGAGAGATCACCTAATGCAGCATCAGGCGTTTTTGTAAGCTCTTCGAGCTTCCCCATTCGCCAGGCCACAGAACCATCAGCCCGATGGCCAACGATTTCGCCATTGCCGTAACTGACGCTGCCACCTTTCGGTTTGCGCTTATCTTTCACCCGTAGATGTTCAGGGAAGAACGAAGCATCACCCCAAACTGTATGGCGTCGACCTTTCAAATCGTAGTGTGCGCTGCCTGCTGGACTTTTGAGAATCAAGCCGTCGTCGGCCATTGTTACGCGCATGCCCAGCATCGCCTGCTGCAGCGATAAATATTTCATGAGGGATTTCCTTTTAGGCGTGAGCCTGTCGCACGGCAAAGCCGCCGAAAGTTAACGGATTGCCCAGGCTCACAGCTGAAAGACTTTCTTTGATGTGCGCGTGCGATGCGCATTAAAAAGCCCCGCTATTGCGAGGCTCTGGTTTCTTTCTGGCAGTTCGCCTGCCACGCTTTGTTATGCGCCAGGATGTCTTTCTTCGTCTGGCGGTCCAGAACATCCCAGTCGTGATCCGTTCCGTAGATGGGCTTAACCCAGTCGCAAGCCGTGTCCACTACCTCAACCTTTACGGGTCCAGTTGTCCCGCAGCTCGCGATCAACATCGTCGCCAGACATATGGTTAACAGTTTGCTGTACATTGCTGGCCTCTTTCGTTGTCTCTACACGGCGATCTGCTGCTGCGACCGTTGCAGCTGCGTTATCTTCGGTGCGCTGCTGATCTGCTTTTGCTTCTGCTTTACTTGAGCCGCGAATATGGCCCAGGCCGAAAGCGCCAGCGATGGCGGCAATGACTGCTGCAGCAATACCAATTAAAGTTTCAAACCCCATAGTGACCTCACACCAGCACAGATTTTGCCAGGTTAAACAGCGCGCGGCGTTTATCCAACCCGTTACGTCCGCCATTGATAAGCAGCGTGACGCGCTCTACGTCGCCGGAATGGAGCAGGCATCCGTGCGAGACGTAGAACCATGCAGCGGAGCGCGCAGCGTATTCATCTCGTTCCAGCAGTTCGGGATATGAAACCAGATCCAGTTTGAGAGCCTGGCCGCAGCTGCGATAGTTGCTGAGCCCGGTGATTTGCTTCAGGCCGCGACCGCGATATTTCCAGCCATCACCAGCAACCTGGTTGCCCAGGTTCTTTTTGCCCCACTCACCGCCGTAAACCAGATTGGCTATCGCTTTCTGATTTGCCGGTTGCGTTGCCGTTCTGCCCAGTGCGGCGGCCTGCTGTGCAGTAATGCGATGCTTGCCGAACGTAGGTACCAGGTTTTCTGCCGAATAGTTCAGGTTTTCCACCAGCCGGGTGAAACCGCCGGACTCATGGCCCATCTGCGCGATAAACATGGCCTGATCGAGCGTCGCGGTTATGCCGAATTCCTTCATTGCAGCATCGATATAGTGAAACCAGCGCACGGCTAGACCGGCGCTTATACCTGCCGCCTTTTGAAATTGTGATTGGTTCACGTTGTGCTTTCCCCTGCTATTCTTGCGATGTTGCCACGTGCTCGCCATACGGCTATGCAGACAACAAGGTTGACGACCAACTCTCCGTAGTCGACCTGCACGTAATCACCATGCCAGATGCGGAAAGCGGTAAACGCTGGAGCGAGGATCAGCCCATAGGCCAGTAACTCCATCAGACGGCGGCGCCGTAAGCTCCGCTTCCTGAAGAACATCAGGCGTATGGTGATGAGGATGCATGCAACAGCGTTAATGTTCAGGATCAGTGTTTGCCACGTCATTCTTCCCCCTTCAATCCGGGTAAGTCTCCCGTCTTCGAGCGCTTGAGAACGCGAAGCAGGACAGTGACAGAAACCGTTGAGGCCGCCAGCGCGCCAATGGCTGGAGATACTTTCACGGCAACTGGCGGAGAAAGGTGACTTAATGCCGCATTGATAAGTGCTGCGATGATTTCAGATGCTGTTCCGGCGCAGTAAACCCCACCGATAAATGAGATAAGCGCAAACAGTATTTGCTTCCAGAGCTTGTGGTCCTCGCTGCTCAAGACGTAAAGAGCCGCCCCAGCTAGAGAGCAAAGCATTACAGCGGGTGTCGCTTCTGGAAACATCGTCGCGAAGGTGATTCCGGTGGTGCCGGCGGCCACGCCTGCCGTTACCGTTGCAGATATCGGTTCTGCGGACATTTTGCCCCCTCTTATTGCCGTGAATCCTCTCAGTGATGAGGGGAATAAAAAAAGCCCGCTTTTGAAGGCGGGCTAATGAGTGACTATTAGTAAGTAAGGTAGGTAGTCGTGAGTCTTGCTAACTGACCTGAGTGAGACAGTATCGGGCTGGTTCACAACGGTTCAGGAGAACCATCAGGCAATTACCTTCAACACACATTTCAAGCGTAGCAGCAGTTTGCAAATTCATAAAAAAAGGCCTGCTTTTTACGGCAGGCTCTCAAGGAATTTGAAACTGTATTGTTGTTGTCATGGTGCCGGGTGCCTCCCGGTGACTCTACCCCAGTCAGCAAAGCCGCGCGCATACCTGCAGATAGCAGTTGACTGGAACGCCCTTTCGCTTAGAAAGGATTCACCACAATAATAAGTTACGACTAATCCATTCTAGCGGTCAATACATCATCGCCATGATTCCTCTCAGAACGAGGGGAAACAAAAAAGGCCACCCGGAGGCAGCCCCTTAAAATAAAAAACCCGCAGCAGTGGCGGGTTTATGTTTTGATTTGTTGCTCAGTACGCTTTACTGTCCCGAGCCTACCACAATTTAAGCACTTTCTTGCTCACTATGCAACTTAAATCTGTCGCCATTTGTGCCGAACGCATCACAAAGTGGTGCGTAAAGGATCGATTCTGCAAGACTAACCCATGTATCAATGCGACGACGGCATGTAATAAGGGTCCAGTCGGGGTGTTTTGAATTAAGCTCTTTAGCCATCTGGAGTTTGCTTTTACGCAGACGATGACGATCAACAATCACGCCATACAGCCCACGGTATTCTTCGTTCATCAATACCGCTGCAATAACGCCGTCAATGATTAGCCCCTCCTCGTCTGAGCAGAACGCCAGGCCAGTTTTGTTTTTACTGTCGCGGATTTCACGCAGGTATGCTTCCAGCTCGGGTTTAGTGATGCCGGATTTCTTCATGCGGCGCAGCGCATCGTTGATTGCGGTCTTGGTGATTTTCCCGGATGCTAGCAGCTGGTTAAACATGTTTCCGCCAGAGCCACCACCGATATAAGACCAGCGGCCCCACATGCGGAGCTTTCCCTGTATCCAGATACTTTCTAGAGTGCGAAGGCGAACCAACTCGCCGGATTTACCTACTTCTGAAGGATTGATCATTTGCGTCTCCACTTACGCCAGTACGCCAATTGCCAGCGCACGATCTAAAAACCGAAACAGCAGCGTTAACTGGTCGCCGTATTTCGCTTCAAATGCCACAGGATCAGCGTGTAACTCGTCGTGATGCGCTCTGCACAGCGGTATCACAAACAGGTCATGCGCTTTGGTACCCATTCCACCCTGCCCGTGGCCTATCAGGTGGTGGGGGTCGTCTGCCGGGTTATTGCAGCAACTGCACTGCTGCGACTTCACCCAGCGGGTATACTTCTCGTTCTCCCAGCGGCGGCGCTTTGGCCTAAGCATGAAAGATTCCGGTGACTCAGGGTCTACCTTAACGGAGACAACCTTCTTCACCTTCTCCTGGAGGATTTCAGTCGCCGGTAACGACGGAACAATGTCGCTTTCCCTCATTACGGAACTGTGCGATTCAGGCTTAATCCTGAGGGCTTTGCTCGCCACTGGTTCAGGAATAAGGTCAGCCAGATCGTTGCGTACCATCCACCAGCAGAATTCCGGAAGCGTCAGGGTGTGGTCTTCGCTGAATCCCAGCATAATATTTACCCTTTCGAGCAGCCATTTTACCAGGTTCTGCATGGCAATTCCTGCCAGTCTTTCAGTGGTTTGTTCACGCAACTGGTTATCACACCCCCAGCAAAGGCGAATGCTTCCTGGTGTGTGACGCATCACCGTAAAGTCCTTTGAGTGCCATTTGTTGTGCGGCCACTGACATTCGAATTTACGTTCCAGCCAGGCATCAAGGCCACTCAGTCCACCAGCACGCTGAATAACTCTCTCATTCAGGAAAAGCCCCCTCATACTGACATCATCTGTCAGTGGCTGGTGCGCTTCTGGAATAAGGCCAGATGGTAGGTGCTTTATTGCTTCGGAAGGCGTTTCAATCACCACCCGGCCACGACGAAACAGCCACAGCAATTCGTTACCTGGGCGGAACAGTACCACCCCGGACATTGGCGCGACTTCAGGTGTCAGTAATGCTCTCACTGTTACCTCAGGCTACGATGTCGATTATTTTAAGAAGCTCCGCAAACTTCGACTCAAAGAAATGAGGCTGAGTTTCTCGCGGGTTCGCAGGACTGGTGATGTTCTTGCCATACATGCAGCCTTTGGCAGTAAGTGACCAGAACTTTTTAACACCATTCACTCCAGACCGACTGTTTCGCTCTTTTTGTTCCACAATCCCAAAGCGGGACATCATGTGATAAACCTGATTGGCGGTGATGCGGATGTTTTTTGCTTTAAGCAGAGCGCTGAGTGATTGTGTGGGACGGCTGGACCCATCCTGCGCACCGGCAGGTGCATCGATCGCGTAATGCGGCATCAGATCTGGAAGACCAGCTACCTGCTGGAGTTTTTGATAAGCACCGAGCCTTGAAGAGTTTGAGAGGTTCAGCATTTTCGCCGCCGATTCAAGCAGGATCACGCCAGCCTGAATTTTGTCGGATGTCGGCGCATTGGATGCAGGGTTCTGTACGGCATCGAACGTTCTGATGACTTTGAGGTTAAATTTCGGGCTGATCCACATTGCATAGGAATAAACCAACTCCTTGCAGACGAATGTCCCCTGGTTAACACCACCAGTAAGGGTGACCAACGGGGCCGCTCCTGTAATTCCAGGAGCGCTCGAAATTTCAGCGATGAGTTCTTGCGTTTGGGTAAGACAGGACCAGTTGGAAGGCTGGTGACGTTTTTCACCTCCCGCCGCACGATGCAAATCATTCAGGCAGTAACGACCATCAAAATCACGGCGTACGGAAACGCCATCAATTACGAATAACTGATTCATATGTTTCTCCACTTGTTGTAGTGCGAGCGGGTCTGCACTCCCGCTTCGCTGACACTTTTTAATCTAACACTCATGCGCGTACCAATGCATTGCTATTTTGCCTACCATTTTCGACATAGCTGGCGATCGTTATTTCAACCTTCCCGCCAGGTACCTGCGGTGCCCACTCCACCAGCATTCGTTTAACCTGACTGTCATCCTCCCAGATGCCTGCATGTGTCAGTGCATCAAAAAGCGCCTTGTTGTAATTGTCGATATCGCGGCGGCGGGCATCTGGTGGATAGAGAATGATCTCAACCGCCGCTGGCGCTGTGGTTGGTTTAGGCAGGCGGCGTAATTGTTCAATAATCGCAGCGCAAGCAGCGCTCTGATATTTGCGGCCAGCAGCACTGATGAGATGGCGTCCTGCCAACGGCCCCTTATTGGGGGCTCGCCAGTAGGTGTTTACGCTCGGGGGAAACGGGAGAATCAGTCTCATGAATCAACTCCATATCGCCCGTTTAGGCGCCCAATTACGCTATTGAACATCACCAGGCTTACGCCCATCGGTTTTACCTTCTCGTGGTACTCCTTCAGGATCGGAGGTACAACGACGTTCCAGCTTGGCTTCGGCTTTTTCTTCAGGGCTTTCTTAATGGCATCTGAGCATTGACGGGCTACATCACGCACAGCGTTTTCCTGCTCGGTTGATAGTTTCTTCACGCGACCTCCAAGTAAGCTCGAATGAATTCAGCGGCAGCCTGTGCGTTTATGGCGTTCCCATAGCCTTTGAGTCGGCCGACGCGGTTGCTGCTTGCCACTCTGGCCACCCCGGACTCGACTCGTCCCAGGCGCGCGGCAGCCCCATCAACCAGCGGGAATGTGCCGGGTTCAACTGGACGCCATTTGCCATCTCGACATAAGAGCCAGTCCGCATCTCGCCAAAAACCGTTAACCTCAAGGGCCCGCATGTGTACGCCTGGCGCGGTAACTGATCGAGTCTGTCCTTTCCATCCCGCTGCGCAGTCATTCCCGCCGAGTCCTTCCAGTCGCGTGAGGTTGGTGTCACCCAGCCTGCAAGCCTTGATGCTCCGCCTAAGGTGGTTCCCCGCTTTGGCGCATTTGCAGCCGCAGCTTGGCCAGCAACCTGATTGTTGTCGATCGTTGTGGGTGTCGGCCAACCTGTCAGGGTTACTGCAGTCTGAATGTTCATTCCTCCCATCCGCCCCGATGTGCCTGCGCCGGTCGTCGATCTGGCTGTTGGCGTAGGCGACCCAGTAGGCCCACTCTCTGATGTGCGGAGCACCGACGCCCGCTGCCGCAAACGGCACAAGGCCGAAGGCGTATCCCATTCCTTCCAGGTCAGCTTGTACAAGGTCGAACCATGCGTTTGCGTTACCATCTGCAACCTGTTCGCCAAAGACATGCTGAGGTCTGCGCTCGCTGATGAGGTGGAAGAAGTGGGGCCAAAGGTGCCGCTCGTCAGCAAACCCATCTCCTTTGCCTGCCGCGCTGAAAGGCTGGCACGGGCAGGAGCCAGTCCAGACTGGTTTATCGTCTGGCCATCCTGCGAGACGCAGGGAATGAGACCAGACGCCAATTCCGGCGAAGAAGTGGCACTGCGTGAAGCCTCGCAGGTCGTCAGGTGTGACATCTTCAATACTCCTTTCATCAACTTCGCCGGGTGCAATGTGACCGTTAGCGATCAGGTTACGCAGCCACTGAGCCGCATAGGGATCAATTTCGTTGTAATAAGCCGAGGATTTCATGCTGCACGCTCCTGAGGTTTGCCCATTGGAACGGCTGCTGCCGGGATAAGCTCAACAGCCGGTGATTCAGATTCATTTCCCCAGTGGTCCCAGCCTGGCGCACCGCATCGGCTAAATAGTTCAATGCGTGGAACGTCACCGTAAAGCTTCTCCAGGCGGAAACGTGCCTCTGCTGGCTTCTGGCTGTGCTCCCCGAGTGGGCTGTAGATAACCTGCTTGATGCTGGCACACTGGCGCTCAAGTCCATTCCCCCTGGTGGCTATCAGCAGGTCTTCCGTATTTGCTCGGGTGTAGTTACCACCGTTCATGCGGGTCTGGACGTTCAGCAGGTCGAGGAAGTCGTAAAAGTCCTCCACTCCACCAGCCTGAAGAGCTCTGTTGATGTGCTGCTCTGCCAGCGGGTTGAACTTCACCCAGGTAAAGCCCTTCATCGTGCGGACCTTAAAGCCCCATGCTTCAGCCAGTTCAATCGCTTCTCGGGTATGTGTGCCGGTGAACCACATAGCCAGAACTGCATCATCTGCAGCCAGGTCCCACACAGGAAGACGCTTCATGTCGATAAGCTTCATCGTGCCGTAGTGGTTGGTGGCTGCACCGTTGCTGACGGTGTTCCCGTATTCCCAGGCTGGGTCTGCGTAAATCAGAGAGTATTTCATCAGATATTCCTCCCCTGACCTGCCAGACACCATGCGTCAGTAGGCGTTTTGACTTTCGGGGCCATGCTCAGGCAACGCTGGCGCTCAATCAGTATCTTCATTCGCTGCTCTTCGTCTTTTGAGTGGTTGAATGCTTCCATCAGAACCGTGGCCTCACGCTGGAAGAGCCCCTTCTCAAACAGGACTTGAGCTTTTTCCATCATCGTGGTTACTGCCGGGTTCGGTGCGGCTTCCTGTTCTGATACAGCTGGTGCGTCAGCTCGGTTAATTTTCAGTGCAGAACGCCCTTCGCTCACATCCCCACCCGGCGCTTTAGCAAAATACTGGTAGCACTTGCCGTTGTGCTGGCGGGTAGCGCGATTCAGTTTGACCAGGTGGCATACCCCGCGCTGAACAGCATGAACGTCGTACTGTGGCATTGATGCCGCAATCTCTTTGCTCGTTAAGCAAGGGTTGGTGGCGATGAAAATCTGAATGTCTTTCAAGAGGCTCATGGCTTAGCTCCTCTGAAACCTGCTGGGATTGTTTTGTCTGGCCCGCCAAATACCATCATGCTGGAGTTATTGCGCTGTCCTTCCCAATCCTGACGCTTAGGGCGGCCTTTGCTTTCCCAGCGAGTAGCACTTTGCAGATATGACTCGAATTTTTTCGGGCCAAACAGAGTTTCAGGTCGCATGTACTGGTACTGATCATCATTTCCACTCCAGTGCTCGTGTTTCAGATCGATTACCAGCTGCAGGTCGTGAACGCTGTAACCTTCACGAAGGCGCGCTCTGATGTTTTCAAGAGAGGTTTTTGATTTTTGGTACCGGGAACCACTCACCTGGTTGAGGTGAGTTAAAACCAGAATGGCATTATCAGTGATCAACACCTCAGGGTCTGGTTGCGGCGCAACCGGACAAATAGGTTTTTTAGTCTGATTGTTTAACTCTGCATTAAAGTCTGTATAGAGATAGGATTCCGTACTTTCGCGGCTCCCAAGATTCCTATTATTCGCGGATTGAGAAACGCAGCTTCGCGGTTTTGATTCCGCATCTTCACGTTTTCCATTCCGTACTTTTGCGGAATCGTTATTTTCTGGAAAGATTAATGAGATTAGAGCATCGCCGTCGATGCGATAATGCTTGGTTGGCGTGCCATTGACCTTTCGAGAACAGGTCTCGATCACACCAGGCAGATACTTGTTTACCAACTTTTTAACCAGCCGCTCTGTCTGGTCTTCAGTTAACTCGCCTGCCTCAGCTCCAAGCTCCTTGTGAGTTTTATAGAACCAGCCGTCTTCTCCCCCAAAAGCTGACCAGAAAACGAGGTTGTTAAGAATTGCTGCCAGCGCATGAGCCTGCTGGTCTTCTTTAAAGAACAGCAGGTACGGCCTGGGAAGAACAATGACGTTCTTCTGGCCTGACATTGACTGGACGATGTCAAAGATTCTGCTCATGGTCGTCCTTTAACTCTGTAAATTTACGCTGGAATTGCTCAAGAGGGCTGAAGCACTCATGATCGTACCCTTCGCGAAGGTATATAACGCGTCGAGTCTCTGGCTCCCATCTGATGACGCGGACCGGGACGCCATAGTGATCTCTGAAACGCCGGTTAAGTTCTCGCATAGCGCTCTCCCCTTCCGACGCCAGACGCCCACAATCGCCTTAGCCCTACTGTGGTTACATGGAACCCAGCGGCCTGATACCATCCGCTCATACCGAAACGACGAGGTTCCAACAACGGGAATACCGCGTAGTTGCGGGAGACGGTTGTTTGCCGTTACACTGTTCATGCGTTAGTTTCTCCACTGATACGACACGCCAAGACGCCCGGAGCTGCACACTCGCGGGCGTCACTCATTTCTGGCAGGCAATAAACTCGAGAGATCAAGTTCAGGAATGTCATGAGGGTGACCCTGAATTGATATGCGATATCGTTAAGGCTCTGCCATTCGCCTTTGTCTACAACGCCATCTTCGATGTAATGGCGGTATGCATTGACTAACTCGCCAAGCCGACCCACCAGCTCAGCCAATTTCATCCCAATCTCTTCGTTCTCATCATCTGGTACAGCGCCAGGAACATGGATCCCGTTATCGGTTTCACGAGAGAACACATCGGCGATATAACTCACACCAGCAGCCTTTTGCAGGACCATAGCCCAACCCATAGGGAAGATCTGATCTCCGCCAGTGCGTAGACGGTTGAACAGAGCATCCTGGGTTACGTCCAGGATTTCGGCAGCCTCCACATATCCACCCGGTAAAGCTGCAATCGTCTTACGGACTGCGGCCACCAGCCAGGCTGGTTGTTTTTCTACTTTCCAGTGTTCATTGCCCACGGCTAACCCCTTATCTCTGTGGTTACTACTTCTGTTGGGAGTTGTTAAATTTGCTGTAAAGAGAGGCGTCGTATTTCAGCTTTCCGTTAGTAATTCTTTCGATGAAAAGAGCCTGCTTTTCTGGGATAACATCTCCCCATTGACAAACGGCGCTATGAGTCACCCCAAGAGCTACTGCGGTTTTAGAAATGCCGCCGTAGTATTCGACGACTGTTCCTTTATGCATGATTTGAATCCTCATTAGTTAGCATTCTTACATCGTATATGGTCAGCATACTTACGTCAATGAAATGTAAGATTGCTAACGTGCGTTCCGAGGAGATTTTATGGATACCGTTGGCAGCAGACTTAGATTCAGAAGAAAGCAGAAAAAACTTACTCAGCGCGATGTTGCCGAGTGGGCAGGAGTAAGCGCGTCTGCTGTAACTCAGTGGGAAAGCGATTTAACCAAGCTTTCTGGCGAGAATTTGATATTGGTTTGCAAATGCTTACAGTGCTCACCTGAGTGGTTAGTTTTTGGTTCAGGTGATATCGAAAATGGCATTAACATCAACTTAATGTCAGCCAGGGAGATTCCTCTGTTGTCATGGGTGCAGGCTGGAAACTGGACGGAGGTAATTGGCAACCCAGGGAATGAGCTGGTAAAGACGACTCGAAAGCTTTCTGACTCAGCGTTTGCCTTAAGAGTTAAGGGTGATTCAATGACATCCAGTCATGAGCTAAGCATACCTGAGGGCTCTATTGTGATTGTAGAACCGGAGTTCGGCTTTGTGGATGAGGCAAACGGCAAGATTGTTGTGGCTCAAACGGTATCTGGCGGAGAGGCGACTTTAAAAAAATTAGCGATAGACCCCCCGTTTTCTTACCTAATACCTCTCAATCCTGCATTTAAGCCGATAGAGGTAAATCAGGACACAAACCTGATTGGGATAGTTAAACAAATCATCATTGATCTCTAGGTTTACGCCACATCCATAAGCCCGCCGTTCATGCGGGCTTTTTTATGCCCACAACAAAAAAAGTAAGTTAACTTACAAAATGAACTTGACTACAAATGTAAGATGTCTAATATTAACCACATCAACAGCGAACATTGCGGGTAGCCAGTATGAGCACTAGCGCAAACAGAAAGACGATTAAGTTGCCAGCCGGCGAGACCTTTGCGCCTATTAGCAATAAGTGTAAGAGCTGTGGCTATGTCGAATTGACGCTGCATGTAGATTGCAGCGCCTTGAAAGCTCAAACGCAGGTTGTTGAGGCGGTCAGCAAGCGTTACTTGCCATTAATCGAAAAGGTTACTGGTGAGATTGTCGAAGTAATCATTGGCAAGCTGCGTATCGAACTGAGAGCTCTCGTCTTCAGTTACAACGTGACCACAATTTCCACAGACAGCTCCCGCAAAACTGTCAGAACCTTCAGGTATCGCGGTGCTATCGAAGAGTTCGCCACTGCATTCTGGGCAAGAGAACTTAACTTCGTCCATTTGTAATATCCTTCTTGGTTGTGTGAGAACTCCAAGAATACCACCGAGCCTGATGTGGTGAAAAGACAGGCAAAAGTTTCATTGCTGTGTGTAGTCTTGGCGGTCGGCAGTTGTGAATGTCCTTAATGTCGACCGCCCCTTTTACACAACTGAAAGCGCGTTCAGCCGGTTCCTTGAGAGGCCTCAGTCGTTAAATCAACTCAGGGGAACGCGCTCCCAATTGTGGAGAAGCTAACTGGCGGTGGCAGCCGCCCGTTTCACTAAGTGCCCTGGTTGGGTGCTTACTAAAACGAAAACCATTTAATTTTTGTCGCCATCCGGCGAGGGATTCGTGCAACCAAAAATCAGCGCTGTGCAGAGCGCTTATAACACGGAGAAACTAACCATGACGAACACACAGAACGTCACCGAGTTACAACCACGCATGACCAGAGAGCAGCTTATTGACGCAGCTCGTAAGGCAGCCCCTCTCCTTCCAGCCGCTTACGGCTGGATGGTTAACGAACTGGCTACACGCCTTGATGTTACCAGCGTTGCTCTGTGTGAAGCGTTGGCGCAGCGGAAGGAACTGGCTGAGCAGAACTCCACCCTGCGTGAGGACGTTGCCTGCTGGGCCAAAGAGTGCGACCGCATCGAAGAGCGCCTCACCAAAACGCCTGCCAACATGCACCTGCTGGAAGCTCAGCGAGAACTCCGTGAGCTGCCTCGTGTCGTCATTTCTATGAATAACGAGGTTTCTCTCTGATGGCTAACTCATTCAAGCAAATGACCAAGGCCGGTGTAATTAAGCGCACCGATACCGGGATGTTTATCGCTCTTTCAGATATTCACGTCCGCGAAGGTTTCAACAAGCGTGAAGATGATGAACGCACGCGCCAGGCTGATGATGACCTGTTCAACTACCTGATGAACGGTGGTTCAGTTCCACCGCTGGAAGTTATCGCCCGTGATGAAGGTGGTGTGTGGGTTGTTGAAGGTCACCGCCGTCGCCGCTGCTATGCACGCTGTGCTGAAGCTGGCAAGCCAGTAGACCGCATCCACATCATGCCGTTTAACGGTAACGATGTTCAGCGCCTGGCGCGCATCATGACAAGTAACAACCAGCTGCCACTCTCCGATATGGAACAGGCTGCAGTTATTCAGGAGCTGCATAACGCCTTCAACCAGACCACCAGCGAGATCGCAAAACTGGTCAATAAGTCAGTGGCCACGGTAGAGAAGTTGCTGCTCCTGAGCACGGCGAACCATGACGTTCAGCAGGAAGTTAAATCCGGTGCTGTGTCAGTCGATGTCGCTGTTGATCGCGTTATGGAGTATGGCGAACAGGCCGGAAAAGTTCTCCAGCATGATAAGGCTGTAGCGGCTGCCCAGGGCAAAACGAAAGTTACCCGCAGTTCTATCGCTCCGGAACTCAGCGTAAAGAACGCGCGCCGTTTCGTTGAGTTGATGGCCCAGGCCTCGATCAGTGATGAAGGTGTTTTCACTTTAGAAGGCGCGGCTCTTGCTGAAGCGCTGGCCATTATGGACGAGCACAAAGCGATTGCTGAGGCGCGTGAGACATATCGTCTTTCCCAGCCAGTGCCTGAAACAGAGGTAGTAGGAAAAACGCTTTTCGTGAAACTGGAAGGGATTGAAATCGGAACCGCGCAAATCTATCGCGGCAAGAACGTAATCCTGAATGGGATCGTCACAAGCCAGTCAAAAGCAGTGGCCCACTTCGTTAAGCAGCACAAGCTCCAGCAGGAAAATAATCATGACAGCCAATAAACCAATGACCGGCGAACAGCTGGATGAACTTATGACTGTTGCAGTCAACATGCAGCGTGATTCTGAGACCGATTGTAACCGCCCTTCCGCTATGTTCGCTTATGCAGTTCAGGTTGCTGTTCTGGAACTGCGTAAGGTTCGAAATGATGCTGCTGCGCTGGCTGCGGAGATTGCGGGTCTGAAAGCTGCGATTGGTGCAACTATCAGATGGCAGCAATCAACCGATCCTGAGAACGTCGAAAGCGTCAGAATGCTGGTCGATATTAAAGCCCCGGCAACGGACGCTTTCCTGGCTGAAGTGCGGGCGCAGGGTGTGGATATAGCTATCGAGCACCTGATTAACAAATTCGAAGGCGCC